AGCAAAGACAAAGGGTCTTTGTCTGCGTCGGCCAAGATGTCTGGGATTGAATCCATTAGAAGTCCTCGATTTTGTCAATAAGTTCACTGCACCGTTTCTTCACCAAATAGTCGAAGATGGCTTGGCGATTACGTTTCTTACGTGGCTTTTCATAAGCCGCAATAATAGAATTGTACACGGAGTCCGGCATACATTCAAAGTCAATCAAACGTTTGTTCCGATCGTACCTAACACGCTCTTCAGATGTAAGGCTGTTCAGGTCTTTGTATTTCTTAATCACATCCTTGGTTACGGATGTGGCTCGACCAACACCGTTCACAAAGAAGTCGTCAGGCATCAACACAGACGGAATACCATCACCTTTGTCTCCGCGGATAATCTTCTCAATCAGGAAGTCGGGTTCATCATTCGTCACCCACTTCTTCTGCATAGGAGACCACTGTCGAACCGTCTTGTACTTAAGCAATTGCTTGAAGTCATGATCAGCAGACACAACAAGACTCTTTTCTGGCTCCCCAGTCAACTCGTCAAGCGGGTTTGTGGATTCACCAGGCTTTGCCGTTTGGAGGTGTTTAACTACTGCTCCAATACAATCATCGCCTTCGGCACCGGGAGCTTTAATCACAGCATATGGGAACACTTCTTCCAAGTCAACCAACAGTTCGTCGATGAAACTGCGTACCGTATCCCAGTCAGTCTCAGACTCTTCCCGATCTTTCTTCCGGTGTGCTTTGTAGAACTCAAACTCTTTCTTACGCCATGTGGGTGCGGAATCGCAACATAGCAACAACTCACCATAGGTGGATTTGTAATTGCGATTGTATGTGGAGATAGACTTCAAAGTCACATGTCGGATGATATCCTGCATCTTCTTTGTGTCTTTTCCCTTTTTCATATCATCGGGAAACACCGTAGCACAGGAGATAGCCAGTTGGCTGTAATCAATTGTAATTGCCATCTTATCTTTCAAATTGTGGAACTGCAGCACACGGGCCATCGTGACCACTCTCTCGCGTACACAACCAACCCTTTGGAGGTACGTTACACGGTAGTTTAAAACTCCATGGTAGTTTAACACCCTCTTGATTTGCGAGTGTGATTTCTGTAGCTCGGACAACCTTCACAAGCTCATCAAAGCTAAGACCGGCGGTCGCATTGGCACCCATGATCTCTTTACTATCCCATATTTGTTGAAGTGTCAACATAGTATTCCTCATTACTTAAACACCGCAAGAATCAAGGTGTCGTCGCTAGTCCGGCCAGCTAACCCACCCTCAGCCGAGTTGATGTCCTTGATGAATCGTCGCGAATCAAGTTTACCCTTACCCACCAACCCGCTAAGAGTTTCTGGTTTACGGATTGTCTTCTGATAAGACTTGGACTCATCGTAATTCAGGATTGTCGTCCCTTTTACGGTTAGTGTTTGCCCGTCCACTGCCTTAAAGTATTGCAGTTTGCGTCCTTCGACGCGATATAAGTAGGCTTCCGTAGCACCAATTAGGTTAGCAGCCGGTACTGACCTCAGTCCTAAAGTGTCCTCTTTTACGAGGTGTTTCAGGGACTGTACGAGGACACCTGCCGGCTTTTCCTTACGGGCTCGTGGCTCACGAATCTTCTTGTTCTGAGACAACTTCTCAATCAATGTGGCATACAACCCACTGATTTTTCTTAGTGTCGGCTTTGAGAAACTGTAGTATTCTAACAACTCTTTGTCGTTAACCACAGAGTCATAGTAGGCTTTTTTCTTTTCGGCGTATTCGGTAATACGACCAACCATTCGGTTTGTAACCCCCATCGTTGAGATAAGGGCTTGGACGTTCGGCATGGTTCCAGTTGAAGTGAAGTCGTCCACGAGACCTTCGAACTCACCCAAGAACTCAGATGTCTTGAGCTTTACGGTTCGCTCAATACTTTCGCTACGATCCTTCTTGTCCCCAGTATCATCGTCATCTACTTCCGCGGTCTTCCTTTTCAAAGAAAGGACTCGCTTGGATTCCACATCAAGGAAGCTTGTCTCAGCATCCTCTAGGTAAGAATCCAAAAACACCAAGCGCGCAACGGTACCGAGAATCCTAAACTCCCGGTCATCTACGTTGGGGATTTTGGTATCTGGGTAGTTTTCCTCCAGATACTTCTCTGCCCACTGGCGCTTGGTTGCGTCATTTGTGTTGATGGTGTGATAGTTCAAATACACCATCAACGAGATTTTGTAATTGAATGGATCAATCACAGGCTCACCATAATCCTTGGTGAGCTTTTTGATTTTGAGAAGACGCTTTTCTGTTGACATGTTATTCCTTATCTACAGATTATATAGTCTTCTCGATCACAAATCAAAGAACAAACACTGGGTGAGTGGTTTCGTCAGAAAATACCGCAGCAGCGATTGGATATGGATCCACACCCAAACGGATCAAGTTGAACGCCGTGAGGTAAGTTTGTGCCAAGTCTTCTTCAAGCTTAGCCACGAGTGCGGCCTTCACATCCTCTGCGGGCATGGTGTCTGGAATGATATCCGCAGACATCGTCGCCACAGTCACTCGCTGGGTCATAACACCGCTCTGGGAAGCGAAATAGTCGGCTTGTGCGATACCGATCAGGTTGGTGGTTGGGTTAGTCATATTCAGTTTCTCCATCATCTTGGTTGTCATTGCCTTCGGGTTCACCAAACAAGCGAACATAGAAGGAGCGTTTTTCTTCTTCGGTCTTGGACCGTTCATCGAAGTCTTGAGAGTGGTAAGTGCGTGCGCAAAAATTGAGCACAGACTTAGGCACTTTGGTAATCTCAAAAAGATTCTCGGTTGCTGCTTTGCGGAAGTCGCGTTCAGCTTCGGTGCGGAGCATTGAGTTCGACATTTCGACGCAGTAATCTTTAATCCTCTTGTCGACGTCAAGCGGAGCTTCGTTGGTCTCCGGTACAGTTGTTTCTACGACGGGTTGTATTTCGTCCATTAAGTTTCCTTATAGTTTAGAGAAAGGATCTGCTTCCGTCTTATCCAAACGGAGCATCTTCACACGCGGTAGGAACAGAGAGTAGATCTCGCTATCCCTTGCTTTGATGATGGCATTGTATTCCACCGAAAAAATCTTACCCACAAATTCAGCTGGGTCTTTGACACGGTCTTCATCGTTCAATCCAGACCCACACTGTGTAACCATTTTACCTTCCAAAGAGGAAAGAATCAACGATCCAACCAACTCTGGGTTCTTTTTGTGTGGGATAGTACCGACGCACAGGAGATCACACTCTTTGATCTCCTTCAGTTTGAGCATGTCTTTGCTGCGAGTATCTTCCCATTTCAGGCTAGGTAGCTTGAGGATTGCCCCTTCGTGACCAGCAGCAACTGCTTGTTTGTAGTAATCAGTGACCTCGTCCAAAGTTTTGACAAACTTGGTGTCGATCAACGAAATTTTGACATTGTGACCAATGTTTCGAATCTTCTCTGACAAGTTGTTCAAGCGAACAGAATACGGTGTGTCATCGAAACACTTGTCGAAGCACTCAAGCGGAACCATATCCCACATAACAAAGTGGAATGTCTCGGCTTCTTCCACAGAAACTGTGTCTCGAATTGCTTTGTTGAAGATACCGTTTCCAGTTTGGCGGTTCTTGACGTCGCCATCTTTGATAACCAGAAGCTCACCGTCGATCATGTAACCTTCGAAGTGCGTCATGATCTCGTCGAAGACGCCGTGTGTTGTCACGGCATTTCCATTCCGTGAGTAAAACGATACGGACCCTTTGCGGTTGATACCGTTGCATCGTCCTCCGTCGGCTTTGAGCTGAACAATGTACTCTTCGTGGTTTTCTTTAACCATTTCTTCAGCACGCTTCTCGTCCAGTTCCTTGGCAAGCAAGCATGGATATTCGAAAATAAGATTCTTCCAAACCCGGTTGACGAGACCACCTGCGACCTTACAGTCAAGGTCTCGGTTCAACATCAGACGCAGCAGTTGTCGATCTTCTGGAACCAGTTCACACATCAATACTTGGACCCAGTCTCGAGCGGCGTGACCTGTCTTCATCCGGCCGTCTAGAACATTGATAACGGCTTGAATGTCCTCTTCGGTCAACTCACGGAGATTCTCGACGGTAAACATCGGATCGGCATCGATACCAGTACCCTTGATGTAATAACAGATCATCGGGTCAAGCGTTGCGTAGAACAACATCTTGAGATCTTGGTTCTCTTTGTTTTGTTCCAAGATCTCTTGCTTGGCTTTCGTGGAGCTCGTGTTCTTTAGCAGCTCGATCAAATCACTTAGTTTGCTCATCAGTTTCCTTTACGGGTTCAATGTCATCTGTGTGGAAATCTCCACTGTGTGTTCGGATTATAACATGAGTTTTCATATCGGCCAACCCACCACACTCATAATCGTACTCCATAGAGTATGAATCATATCCACCCGATGGACCGTAATATGTCCCGGTCTTCACCACTCGTTTTGAAATGTGGTCATGTAAGTCCATCTGGAATTTCTACAGCTTCCCCCAGCTTACTCACCACATAACACCTTGCGGCCGCGATGAGTGACGTAGGGCCAAATCCACAGAAATAACCAGGCACATCGGCATAAATTTCTGCTTTGAATTTGTAGTAGGGATTGGGGTAGACGATTTCACCCTCTTCGGTCTTTGACCGTTTACGAATGACGTCGATCTCCCGGTCGACGATTGGCCACATCAACTCGGCATGATCGGTATAAGCAAGCTTCCACAATGCTCGGCGACGGATCCCCATTGAGTCATGAAGTTCAATCCAAGGTTTGATACCGTACCACGAAGATGGCCCATCGCGCCACACCCAACCTTCACATCGTGCAACCAACCAATTCAGTTGTCGGTTGGTTGCTGTGTTCACCTGAATGATTTTCATTTCGATTCTCTCAAGATGAGAGGTGCGTACAGGAGCAAGCGGATTGTCCAGTTGTCGAAAGAGTTGTATTCCTCTGGGAAGTCACTCAGTTTGACGATGAACTCAAACTTGTCGTCGCCCACCAAGGTGCGTTCACCTTTTGCTTTGATCCCGTCCCACCACGAAAGGAGATACTGGATCTCTGTCATGTTGTATCCGCGGGCATATAGAAGCGCCAACATTGACGTCTTCCATTTGAAGTATTCAAACTCACCCATGATCAGGCTTTCAAAAGGTAACGAGGAACGTCGAGAATCGGCTTCTTCTGATCCTTGCGGACTTCCTTGTTCACTGGGTGCAACACATACAAGGTACCCAGCTTTTCCGCTGCGGCTTTTGCACGTGCGATGATGCGGGCGTTCATTTCAGCGAAAAATTGTTCAGTCATTCCGGTCATGATATATCCTAGTATTGATGGTAAATTACAAGGGTTTCAACGTTCGGGATTTTTACAACAGGTTCATAGATGCTAATCTCACCGTCCCACCCATCCTGATCAAACATGGGATGGTCTTGGTGGATCGGTCTAAACTCAATCTCTTTGTTGGTGTGATGGCTCACAACCGTGAATTTATTTGGCATTCCAAAGAATTCGGAAGCAAGTCTAAGTTGCTTCGATTCTTTGGAATATTCACAATACTTAAGTGGAACACTGTATGTCATGTCCACAGTATAACATCGAAACGAATAAATTACACGAGTGATTGTTATAAATATTGTATAGGAGACTTATATGAAACCATACACATACATCGCAATACACAAAAGTTCTGGTTATTTCTATTACGGTGTTCGGATGTCGAATAAACTTCCAGCAACACAAGATTTGGGAAGAGTTTATTTTACATCTTCCCAAACAGTTAAAACTATTATCGAGGCCGAAGGCACCGACTCTTTTACTTGGATTGTTCGTAAGGAATTTGACGACCCTGCGGCAGCTGCGCGATGGGAGTACAAAGTAATCAGACGTCTACTCAAACACCCGAAAATTCTCAACAAAGCAGTATCTCCGGTTAATGTCCCCGGGAACTGGTTTACAAACGGCACCGACAACATATTAGGAAAATATTGTCCGGTTGGTTATACACCGGGCCGAACTTATGTGATAACAGACGCTAGGAAGATGGCCCACCTCAAACAAAGAAAAAACCGATGGTGGTATAAGAACCATATTTGTGTGTTTTGTGAAATATCACCGGGGCCTGATTGGTTACCCGGAAGACCAAAAACACAATATATCAATTGGAATGGAAAAGCGCTTAAAGGAACGGGGTGGTGGAATAACGGTCTGACTAATTACAGGGGTAATAAACCACCACCCGGTTATGTTGTAGGAAGAGTAGCCTTTACCAGATCAGTTAAACCCAGACCACGGACATTAGATGAAAACAAAATTCACTCGAACAAAATGTTATCTAAACGCTGGTGGAACAACGGAGAAACAAACGCTTTTAGCGAAGCCCAACCCGATGGTTACATATCAGGTAGATTGCCCTTTAAACGACATATTATGCCATCATTGGCACAAATATCCGACTGTGGGATTGATAGTCGTGGAGAGTAAAATCTGCCATCGTAAGAGAATCGATAGTGGCGCCCTTCCGAATTGTCATTGTTGGTAAAGGATATGGTGTACGAGTGAAGAGCTCCTTTGCCGCTTCCATGCTATTAGAATATAGATGCGTGTCCCCAAGACACATTGTCAAGATACCAGGAGTGGCACCTACTTCGTTTGCGATGATGTACATCAGGGCGGCGTATGACGCAATGTTGAATGGCAAGCCTAGGAATGTATCCACAGATCGTTGATACATCTGACAATGTAAGACCTTGTCATTTGTCAGATAGAACTGCATGAACATGTGACATGGTGGAAGCGCCATTTGATCCAACTCACCTGGATTCCACGCAGTGATAATGATTCGCCGATCGGTTGGGTTGTTCTTCAGCTTCCAGATCGCCTCTGCCAATTGGTCAATCTTTTTCGTCTGAACTGAGGCATGGTACATGGTCGTTGCACCGTTACTATGATCGACAATGTCATCTGACGCATGCACAATTGTGTTGGTGGTCCAAGAGCGCCACTGCACCCCGTACACACGACCAAGATCGCCTGAATATTCAGGCTTGTATACTGCTCCTGTGGTTCCCTCGGCATTTGGCGACCAGATGGTTTTCTTCTCCGGATCGCGAGTGCCGTGGAGAATCTCAGCAAGCCGACGTTCGTCACCCGAACCTTCGAGGAACCACAACAGTTCAGAAAGGACGGCCTTGAAGGGAACAAACTTCGTCGTCAGAAGCGGAAAGTCCTTCGACACATCGATTTGAAGGCGCTCACCGAAAAGGCCTCGAGTGCCGGTGCCGGTTCGATCTTTTCGGTTCTCACCGAAAGACAGGATCCGCTCAACCAAATCTAGATATTGGGTTTCTGCATCTATCATATTGCTCCTAAGAGAAAATTATCAAGGAATAGGCGTCCGGTGGAATAGGATCACCCAGGTATTTGTACCACTCAGGTTTCATTGCGTGTTTCTCCAAGATGCGGGTAATTACTACCTTGTCATCATCTTTAGTGGAGACCCATTCATTTTGGAATTCTGTGGGGTATTCGAGGTAATCGTACATCGCCCTGTCATTGGACAATTGGAAACCTCGGGACCGGAGTTCGTCTTTCAGGAACTCGTATCTGTTGTGGAGAAACAACAGTTTGTCATAGAAGAACGTAACATGTCCTTCGTTCAGAGTAAACAGGGGAGGGATAGAAGCCAATACATCGGAAACAGACTTCGTCCTCAAAGACCGTTTCAAAGATGCGAAAACCATAGGGAGCTCCCTATACTCAGCCATCAAGTGCTGGTCTAGAAGGAGCTCAGGTTTTACGTTGGAATTTATCCGAGTCATCAGTAGTATTCGCGCATCACCGTGTGACCTGGAGTTGGGTACTTGGCTTCCATTTCTTTCTTAAAGGTGTTTGCGGATGTTACATCCATAAACATCTTGGAGACCAAGGTCTTGTGCTTTCCGTTCACAATCTCAAACACTGTCACGTAATAACTCTTTGCTTTACCAGCCATAATCAATCCTTTGTTGTGAAGTCGTTAGTTTAAAGCGGTTCATCAAATAAATCAACGACATTGGGATTCTGTGTTGTTCTCGCAAGGTTTCCAACATCTTCACCACGTTCAGTTCGTCCACGTTGGTGCTTCCATGATCGTACACGGCTTGCATGTAACCCAGGGTCATGTCGCGGCCAAAGTTTGAATCGAATGGATCTTCTTCACATTCTTCTTGCAGTCTGTTGATACGAAACACCAACTGCCGCTTGAAACACTGCTTACATTTACCACACGGCTTTTTGCCATGGACACGGTGCCAGCAAGAAGTTGTAGCAAGGATTTCCTCTTTCGAGAGGCCATTTTCAAGCGCCCACCTAACTGTATCAACCTTGGTCCATTTCTCTTCGGCGAAGGGAAACCTGATCACAACAGAGTCGATAAACGGCGATAGGGCGTACGAAATGGCAGAAGAGGCACTGTACCTAAAGACGTCGTTTTTATCCGTTCCTTTCGGGTTCACCTCGTCCCATAGAGTACCCATCCAAACCTCATCTGGAAGGTCTTGACAAGCAGCCAAGGTAGCAATAACCAAGTTTCTACCTGGGATGTAGATGGCACCTGCGAACGGATCTTCCTTCTTGGCAACTGGTTTGATTTTGTCTCCAAGCCAATCAATACGCCGCACCTCTACAAAGTCGGGTAGCAAGGACAGCTCGTGTTCTTCGCTATCGGCCCCGTGAGCGTAATAGACGCACTTAATCTCGGCGTCTGGGTACTTAGTTTGTGCATAATGTAACATGATTCTGGAGTCAAGCCCAGAACTGTAGGCAATCACAATTTTCATATTATTTTTCAGTAAGGTTGTGGGTAATCATAACAACTTCGATACCAGGTACGAACTGTCGAATGATGTCTGCTTGGACTGGGTCGTCTTCAAAGTGGATTTGAATGTCTTTGTTCATCATGCCAATCAACATATTCAAAGTGTTTGCTTTGTGGAGTCCAGACAGTCGTCGCGTCTTATATGTTATGTTCCATGGAGCAAGATAGATTACACACTCAACCGGAACCCCCAATTTGGTAAACTGGTCTTGTGTTGTCCCGTATTCATCCCAAGATCTACCAGAGATTATAACATCTTCTGGCCTTGGGAGAAGACCTTTGCGGCCCTCCCCCAAGTAAATTACGCCGTCAATATCGTAACTGTTCATTCTTCATAGTCCGTGGTAGATTTTTGGAACGTCCAGTCAAGAGAGTCGACTAGGGCGGTGATTTCAGATGGTTTCAAGTTGTTGTGAATCACTTGCTTCTGAACCATCGGTGTAAGGATACGACGAGCAAGTGCGTCACATTCAAACTTCGCGTCAGACGTTTTCATTTGAACTGGCGGTGTTTTTTGTGTCCAAGCAGACACGCCGCGCAAGTACCCACAAACACCCAACTCGCTAGCAACCTTACAGAAGCGAATTGCATCAAACACAATACCGCCGCTGTTTGGTGAATCTTGAACAGACATACGAGCAGTCAATTCATAACGGGCTCCAGCCCAACCATAAGCCACGATATCAATGTT